AAAAGAAGACACCGAGTGGGCGCTGGGGTTCTTCAAGAGTATGCTCGTTCTGGTTTATTGAATGCAGTCTATTTTGTTTCTAATGAAGCAATGATTAATATCGTTGGTGAATCACCCCTTACTTCTTATTATGATAAGATGAATGAGCTTGTATTTAATTGCATTCACTCTCTAAATGTATTTGCTGACACAGAAGCAATCTTTGGTGGAAACCATGAACCCAAAGAGGTTTCCCGTATCAGAACCTTTGCATTCCGCGAGATAGAAAAAGAACAAAAAAAGTTGTTTTTTCCACTTGACAACATCACCGAGACATGTTATATTTATAGTATAAATGAAACGGAATTAAATAGAAACACTAATTTGATTTCGGAGATAAAAGGAACAATGAATAAAGACATTATTTCTTCTTTCTCAATTTACCCATCTTCTCATGAGTATTCGTATGCTTATGGGATTTATTACACACATTTCACTCAGGAGGTATAATGAGTACATATGTAATTTACACTGGAACTTTCACCAAGCAGGATGGAAACCAACGCACCATGCGTTTTATTCGTTCTAAGGATGTTCCAAAATCACAATTTAAAACCCCAGCAGGAGCAACCATGAGTCGCAACCTGCGAGAAGGGTATGAAATTGTCTATGATATTGAGCGGAAAGGCTTCCGTGCTTTCAATTGGAACAGCACAATCGGGGAAGTTACCTCTCAAGAAACACACTACGACTTCTAACCGGTCGGTTCTCCCTCTGGGGAGTGAGTTTCGGGGGTCTCATAAAAGCCCCCACTTTCTTATAAAAAAGACTTGACAACAGTCTCTAAACCTGTTACATTATTAACAACAAAGGAGTAAAAATGACACAACTATCAATCGCAAATACACGCTTTAACTATAACACAGTAATTGATCGTATAAGATCTTTGGGCTATGAAAATCCGTCAATTGATTCAGGAGATGTAAGACAAAGATTAATTTGGAGCCATATTGTTGATAACAATATTTCTGTGAAAGTTCAACAAATTGATTTTGTTAATGAATTAGCAAGTCACCAAGATCAATACTATAAGTACTTTCAGTGCCGACAGCATTCTGAGAATGCCGACAGAATTGATGAACTCTATGAATCTTTCTTTCTGAACTCAGAAAGACTTAAGAGATTACCAATTGTTTTCAAAATTGGTGACTTATATTATATCTCTGTCGGAAATCACAGATGTAGGGCCCTTGCTAAGGGCTACAAGGAACACCCAGATTCTACTTTTCAATCTCATGTTTTGTTGGTTGATTTTAATGATCGCCTTACAGACTTAGATAAGGTCAGTTTTGGTAGTACATTAGCAAATATTTCTAACAGAGATACATTAGACACTACAGAGCCAGAAACTTCAAGCGATATTACACACCAAATTAATACCCAGTTTGAGCTTCTGAATAAAAAAGATCCAGATACAATTATATGGGCTGAAACCCAGAAGATCGCTTGGGCCAATAAATGGTGTACTGATCATAAACCAGACTCTTCGCCAAGAATCATATCGGTTGCTGTTAGTGCTGCTTTTGCGGCTCATATAGGACAATCAATTCCGTTTCCTGACGACAAAATTATTAATCAAAGCTGGCAACAATTTTGGCCTTCAGGAAGATGGTTTCCGTCCGAGGCTAAAGTCCCACAGAAAACTTATGTAACACATTATAATAACTTTCGCAATACTGTTTTCAATTCTTGGTTCGCTCGACCTGAGTTTACTTCAAAGAATAACAGAATACAGGCTTGTGTCCGCTGTGGTACCACAATGAGTAGTACTATCACTAGTGAAGAAACGGTACGAGAACAGCGCAATGCTTTCATTAAAAATTTGACCGATTGGAATAACAATGTAAATGTTATTAATAGTGGTATGCCAACAATTACCAAAGTTTTGTTTGCTAAACAAACAAGCAAAGGTGAATATGAAGCACATGAGTGGTCTGAAGAGACAGGAAAATTCTTTCAAAAAAGACTTGACAGCAGTCTCTAAACCTGTTACATTATATAAGCTAACTCGGAGGAAACATGGAACTCATAAAATTACAAGACCAGAACGGCCTAAATGTCTGGCTAGATAAAAGCAAAATAACTAGCATCAGAACTCAACCGGTACCATTTCAAGATAATTCTGGAATTACTTTTAATTGGGTTATTGCTTTAGGTAGTGATACAATCAAAGTTTTCACAAATCTTGATTATACTGAGGCTGAATTAGGCACAGCCCTTGGAATAATACTTTAAAATTCTTTCAAAAAAGACTTGACAGCAGTCTCTAAACATGTTATATTATAGTATGTAAAAAGCAATATTTGGCTTTTTGCGTTAGGGTAGATCCCCATTAATGATTAATCAAAAAAGGAGAAAAAATCATGGCTATTGATCTAGAAGCAATGCGAGCAAAACTCGAACAATCTAAAAACGGATTCAAAAAGAAAGGTGACAGCACCAAATGGCGTCCACAACAAGGCGACCAAACAATTCGAATCTTACCAACAGCGGATGGAGACCCGTTCAAGGAATACTTCTTCCATTATAATGTTGGTAAAAATCCCGGACTATTATGTCCAAAGAAGAACCATGGTGGTTCGTGCCCCGTCTGCGACTTCGCCTCAAAGCTTTGGCGTGAGGGTGTAGATAATAATGATGATGTAGCAAAGAAGGAAGCCAAAGCTCTCTTCGCACGAAACCGCTACTATTCACCAGTTCTCGTCCGAGGAATGGAAAGTGAAGGAGTAAAGGTATGGGCTTACGGTAAGACCGCTTATCAAATGCTTCTTGGGTATGTTCTTGATCCAGACTATGGTGATATTACAGATCCAGAAACAGGCACAGATATTGTCTTGAATTACGATGTTCCCGGTACTCCGGGCTCGTTCCCAAAGACGACTCTCAAGCCCCGTCGTCGTCCATCAGTTTTGTGTGATGACACGATTGCTGACTGTGCCGAACTTCTGAATTCTATTCCAGACTTCTCGACTCTCTTTGATGAGAAGACTACAGAAGAATTGGAAACAATCTTGGGTGATTATCTCTCTGGTACTAATGCGAGTGCCTCCGATGATAGTGCTGGAGTTGAAAAGTATAGCTCAGGCGGCGATGCTGTTCTGGAGGCTATGCAGCGACTTCAGGGTAAATAAATAAACCAGAGAGTAATCACATTCCCTTGGGCGGAGGGATAAATCCGCCCACCTTTACTTAACAGGAGAAAAAATGAGTAATACTAATACAAACTTAGATAGAACAACCCCACGGAAGAGTTATGCTGTGGGAGACAACGAATACGACACCTTTGAGGAGTATGTTGAAGCCATTGACGAAGAGACCTTTTACGAAGACAGGTGTCCCGAATACCTAATAGAGGAACACCAAGAAGTAGTAGATCACTATGTTGATTTCAAGCGAGGATATGAAGAAACGCTTTATGTTTTTTCGGAAGACTACGCAGCAACAGGCCGACAAAAACCAGCTAAAAAAGACCGAAAGTATTATGGTGTTAGTATAACCGAATACAACCATGGAGAAACTAGCGACTGGGAAGGCTTTTCTACATATGAACTGAAATCTCGTCGTATAACAGTCAAAGAGTGGACCCAAGTAAAAAAAAAGTAACCCCCGAAGTTGAGCCTGTTGTAATACCGAGAAGAAAAATTAGTTTAGAAGAAATTGAGAAAGAGTTTTTAAATATAACTCCTGAATCATTTTTCATGGATGCTTGGACGGTCGCTTATTGTACTAAAATTAAAGGTCCATGTCAGGTAGAATTCGCTCGCAGAAATTATCGTGTTTCTGAGTATGTTTATACATACAATTACCATCTAACTGGCCTCCCCAAGCAGGAACACGATGAAGAAATTGATTGTTGGGGAGTGCTTTATAAGAAACATGAGACCCAATATGATTATGAGAATAAAAAACTTATTGATCGGTCACATTTAGATGAGACCTCAGTTTATAGATATAAACGAACACGCCATGAAAACAATAAATGGAATGTATTTACTAGATTAGAAAAACTTAATTAACGGAGGCCCGAATGGGTAAAGTAGTAAAAATGAAACAACCAAAGCAACCTAAAGCTGGTAAGCTATCGCTAGCCGATATGCGATCAATGATTAATAAACAAACTGGGATGAATGTAGCCCACGATCTTAACTCAGATAACCCAACTGCCGTAAAAGATTGGATACCTACAGGATCTCGCTGGCTTGATTCGATCATCTGTAAAGGAAAAATGGGAGGTATTCCTGTCGGAAAGATTACTGAAATCGCTGGATTATCAGCATCAGGTAAGTCATTCTTGGCAACCCTTATTGCTGCAAATGCACAGAAGAAAGGTATGACTGTTGTATACTTTGATGCCGAATCCGCTATTGATCCAATGTTCTTGGAACGAGCCGGTGTTGATTTGAGTAAGATGCTCTATGTCCAAGCAGTATCGGTTGAGAAAACTCTAGAACAGATTGAGGCTCTTCTTGCACATGCTGAGGAAACACAATTTTTGTTTATCTGGGATAGTATTGCAGCGACTTCAACCGAGAAGGACCTTGAGGGAGATTTCAATCCTCAATCCTCTATGGCTGTAAAGCCACGGATATTTTCTAAAGCTTTTCCCAAGCTAACCATTCCTCTTGCTGTTTCACAATCAACCTTGATTTTAGTTAATCAGTTGAAGACGAACATTACTTCAAATGTAGCAGAGGCAATGACAACTCCTTGGATAGCACCGGGAGGTAAAGCAATCGAATATTTCTCCTCTCTTCGTATTTGGCTCACTCGCCGCAAGGCTCGTGCTTCATTTGTTGAGAACGAGAAGGGTGTCCGTATAGGTTCCGAGACCAAAGTAAAACTTGAGAAATCTCGTTTTGGGTCTTATGGACGAACTTGTGCCTTTAAAATCCTATGGGGTGATGATGTAGGGATCCAAGATGAAGAATCTTGGTTGGAAGCAATCAAGTTGTCTGGAACTGAGCGACTGAAGCGTGGAGGCTCTTGGTATACCGTCGTTGGCGAGGATGGTAAAGAGTTTAAATTTCAGGCTTCTAAGTGGATTGAACAACTCCAGAACGATGAATTTCGTAAAATTGTTTATGATATCATGGATAAAGAGATTATCGAGAAATACGATGTCGATGGAAGTGATATTGATGTGGATAGCGATAGTTAGACAGATTTCTCCTGTCCCACCCCCTCTTTTGGGGGTGGTTTTCACTATTTATAGAAGGAGCTATTATGGCTAGAACACTATGGTCTATAAATTCTATTGTCTGTTTAGAGGGATTTTCAGAATTTCCTTATAAGTTGCTGAACCGTGTAACAGAGGACCAAAAAAGAATAATTGGTATATATAATTTACTAACCTGTTCAATTGAGTGGGCTTTTTTGCAAGATCTAGAATATTTAGACAAACCTGAAACAATAATGGAGTATTATAATGCAGTCCAAAGAGAACATTCAAAACCAATACGCAGAACTAAAAAATCTTCTGCTGTCCATCGAAGTAGATCTTCTAAAGAACCTAGAGGGGAACAAATCAGCGGGAGTACGAACTCGTAAGGCACTTCGCGAGGTTAAGAAGAGAGCATCAGAGATCATAAAAAATACTATTGATCTAGAAAAACAATAAAACTTAATTTATTTCATAAAAAACAATCCATGCCCCTTGACACCCGTCTTGGGGCATGTTATATTATATGTATAATTCAAAAGGAGTATTTATGAAAGCCTTAACACTATTTTCAAACATTGGTATCGATGAATGGTATCTAGAAAGTGCCGGAGTAGAAGTAGTCGCAGCAAATGAATTATTAGAAGATAGAGCAGAATTTTATAGAAAGTTACACCCAAGTGTTGATATGATATCTGGAAGTATTTTAGATCCAAAGGTATACAGTAAGATTATTACATCATCAACTGGTATTGATTTAATTATAGCGACCCCACCGTGCCAAGGCATGTCGGTATCTAATGCAAAAAGAGCAACAAAAGATGACCCTCGCAACTCTTTGATAAAAAAGGTAGTATCTTTAATAAATGACCTGAATCCCAAATATGTATTGATCGAGAATGTTCGTGGAATGGCAAAAACATTTATAAATCATCAAGGTAGTGCTGTCAATATAATGAATTTTATTCGAGACAATATACCAAAAAAATATACTATAAACAGTGAAGTTTTAAATGCTTCTGATTATGGCACCCCACAACATAGGAAGAGGCTTATCACACTAATTTCATCAGAAGGTCAGTGGGATTTTCCTACTAAAGATGATAAAAAGATAACTGTTCGTGATGCCATAGGGCACTTACCCTCAATCGAAGCTGGTGAGACAACTAAGATACCGTGGCACTTTGGTCGCAAGCACAATAATAATCATATATTGTGGATGAAACACACACCTACAGGCCAAACCGCATTTGATAATAAAATACACTTTCCACAAACAAAAGATAAAAAGACAGGCCAAATGAGAATGATCAGAGGCTTCAGAAGTACATATAAGAGGATTGAATGGGATGAACCATCGCCTACAATTGGGATGACAAATGGATCTATTAACAGCCAAAATAATGTACATCCCGGAACCCTGATGGCTGATGGGCTGTATTCGGATGCCAGAGCACTCTCAGTGAAAGAATTGGTCATTTTGTGCGGTCTTCCTGAAAATTGCTTTGATTTATATGCTGATATACCTGAAAACTTTATGAGACATGTAATCGGAGAATGTTTTCCTCCCAAAATGTGCCTTGAAATAATCAAAACAATTCCCCAATAAAAAACTTGACAAACAAATATAATATGTTATATTATATGTATAATTAACGGAGGTTATTATGGCAACCGAAGCACAAATAGAAGGCGGTAGACAAGGGCGCAATAGTGGTTATGCATTTGAGCCACTCGTCATGTCAAAGAAAAATGGTTGGGAACCAACCAATATGTTAGATATATGGGGCGAACGAATAACAACATCCAAAACAGATGTTATAACTGAAAACTATAATTATTCTATCAAAAATACTGAGAGGTCGTCAACAAGCACACAAATACAGGTGTGTTCGGTTGACAGATTTTGTCGCTTGTTTCAAATTAAAGGTAATCTTAAAGTTCAGTTTGACCAGTTCTTTGGTAACCATGGCTTTTTTAAGGATCAGGAGCTTTTCAAAGAGCACTGTCAGAATGTCTGGGGAATTAATCCAAATAAACTTTCTCTTAAAACTGAGATCAGAAGAAATCGTATACTTGGGGGCAATCTGACCAATCCCCAATCTGTTGTCATGTGGTTTCAAGAAAACATCCGACCTGTTTTAGAATTCGCATTAAAAACCAGCTTTAATAATCCAATTAATTCTGAGGTAATAGCAAATAGAATTTTGTGGACAAAAATTAAAGATTGTTATGAAACAAGAAGTGAATTTGATATTGATCCACTAATTGATTCAATCACTGCGAATGCAACAGTAAAAGTTAGACCAACAGGCTCTGTAATAGAGATAGGACCCGTTACATTACAAATGAAAGGCTCAGGCCGAAGTGCATCAGCATACCACAATATGCAGTTTAATGCTTCTTTAAATGCCATAAAGAATTTTTAATAACAAAAACTTGACAATACTCCCCATCGTGTTATATTATATGTATAATTCAAAAGGAGGAATTGTGAATAATAAATCTGATTTAGAAATTGAAACATTTATTGAGAGCATCAAGTCTGACGGTGTAACTGCTGAAAAGATAACGGACCTTGGCTATAAAGATAGTGACGACTTAATTCAGTCGCTAGAGCAAAAATTCACCACCATAAGCAAGAAAAACAATGCTTCTGCCCCTTGTTTTATAGATGGCTTGATGAGGGTGCGGGACTGGCAAATGAATGAGTATTATCCCTTATACTTGGAGACCCATGGTTGGGACTATTCACGAGTTTTGGACTTTTCAATCGTAGGCGATTACTTGGTTACCTCTGACTGGTCTGTTATATTTGCTAAACAATTTTCAAAACCAAAAACCACACAAACCACACAATACGGCCATTATGATGATGATTGCAATGATTATGATGACGATGTGAGCACTGGCGGTAACGATACTTATTCGCAAGCCGAACTAGACAATCATTCAAACCAGTGTAATCCAAACAACGATGCTTACCACTCTTCAAGGAGATAGAATGAAAGAAGTAATTTTAATCGACGGCTTAAATATGTTCCTCCGGAGCTATGTGGTAGTCCCCGCACTTGACCCCAAGGGCCGACCCATCGGCGGATGTATGGGGTTTCTCAAGTCTCTCCAAAAGATGGTCCGCACCTTCCAGCCAGACGAAGTTGTTATCTGTTGGGACGGCCAAGGCGGAAGCCAACGACGGAGAGCACAAAATAAAGATTATAAACAAGGCAGAGCCCCGCTCCGATTCAACCGACGAATGTACGAGTTATCACCAGAGGCTCAAGCCGAGAACAAAGCATATCAATATTATAGGCTCTTGGAGTATCTCAACGAGATGCCCCTGATCCAAGTTGTAATTGACGGGATGGAAGCCGACGATATTGTTGCAGTCCTTTGTAGGTCAAAACATTACGAAGGATGGAAGAAAACCATTATTTCAAGCGATAAGGACTTCTACCAACTGGCAGACGACGAAACCTCAATCTATCGCCCTATTCAAGATAAAATGGTAACAACAGAGACGATTGTGGAAGAGTTTGGTATTCACCCAAACAACTTTGCTCTTGCCCGAGCAATTGCTGGAGATCCATCAGACAACATAGGAGGAATACCTCGTGTTGGCTTGGGGACCATGAAGAAGCGCTTTGAATTTCTCAAAGAACCGGAGGCCATAAGCAGTCAGCAATTAGTCGAATATTGCCGTGGTGTTGGGAAGAAACTTTCATGTCACAATAAGATTATTAGTCATTCTGATCTCGTTCAGTCTAATTATAGTATTATGCAATTGTATCACCCAGCCATGTCTCCAACGACAAGAAATAAACTTATGTACAATGTTTTAGAATTCTCGCCAGAGGTTAATATAACAGCCATAAAAGCCATGATGATAAAGGATGGTATTGGTTCTTATAGATTTGATGACCTGTATGCGGCTTTTCGAAGAATCACAGCATAGTTATACACACAGAGGTAAACCCCAATGAAATCTTTTTTTATATCTGCTCTCGCAGCATGCATGACCCCAAAGCCGATCCAACTTGAGGGAGACAACTGGGATTATGTCTACGAATGGACATGTGAAGGTATGGAGCATGGAACAAAAACCATACAGATCAAAGCCTTCGCTGAATATCCTACAACCTCAACAACAACCATAGACCTCTTCAATCGCTTTCCAGAAAGTAAAATTGTTGAGGTTGTTAATGAATAAAGATCTACTTTTTGCTTTAAGTTTTTTTCTGATTGGGCACATTTTAGCTTGGTATTCAACAAACCTTCAGTTTGTATCCGAATGGTGGAAAGAGAGATCCTTATTTTTGTGTCTAATAATTGCTATTCCTTGTTCTCTAGCTTGGTTTTATGGGTCTAGATATATGATGCAATGGACACCAGAATTATGGACCGCTCGTCTTATAGCTTTCTCTTTATCATACTTGACATTTCCAATTCTGACTTGGTACCACCTTGGAGAAAGCCCCTTCACACCGAAGACTTTAATCTGTATACTCTTGGCATTTATAATAGTTATGGTCCAAGCCTTAATGAAATAAAAACTCGTTATTCCACTAAATAGTTACGAGTTACCAAAAAAAACACAAAATAACAATTCACAAAGAAGTGCCCGTCCTGATGGGCATAATCTTTTTTTGAGACTAAACAAAAAATAATTTATAACTTGACAGGTGTTTCTTATCATGTTATAATATTTATATTACATCGGAGGAAAGATGCAACAAC